AAAAAAAGAAACTAAAGTACCAGAGGACTATGAGTCTTTGTTAGCGTTCAAACAAAAACATGAACGAGAACAGCTTGAGAGTGAAGGAAAATACACAGAAGCTACACAGGCACTTGAACAACAGTACAGAGACAAATCTGCAGAAGATAAAAAGAGAATTGAAGAGTTAACCGCAAGAAATAGGGAGCTTGAACTTATCGCCCCTGCCATGCAAGCTTTATCAGAAATAACCCACGATCCAGAATTGGTATTAAATAATCTTGTACCAAAAGACCAGATGCAGATTAAAGAAGGCATACCAGTTGTCATAGATGGGTACGAACAGTTACCAGTTCAAGATTATGTAAAAAACAAACTTGAAAAAGAAAAACCTTACCTGTTAAAAAATAAACTACCAACAGGTGGCGGTGCACCTATATCAAGACCATCTACTGATAATTTTTCAGAAGATATGTTGAAACCATTTTTAAAAGCAACAGAAGATATTACAGAACAGGGTAGAATCTTTAAGACATATGGAAAAGAAACTTGGCAAAAGTTGAGAGATATTGCCAAAACACGTTAGTATATAAATATTAGGCAAAGCTACGCTAAGTCAAATAGGGTTACGCCCACACCGTTAAAATTATTTTTCAGGACATGGCAGTTCTTAGAAGTGATATTATTATCCCTGAGATTTTTACGCCTTATGTCATTGAACAGACCACTCAGCGAGATTCATTTCTTGCAAGCGGTGTGGTCGCACCAATGGCAGAGCTAAATGCAACAGAGGGTGGTGATTTCGTAAATGTACCTTTTTTCTCCGCAAACTTAAGTGGTGATTTTGAGGTTCTTTCAGATTCTTCTTCATTGACTCCCGGCAAGATCTCCACTGATAAACAAGTTGGAGTTATTTTGCACAGAGGTCGTGCGTTTGAATCAAGAGACTTAGCTGCACTTGCAGCAGGTTCAGATCCAATGGCAGCAATCGGTCAGAAAATCGGTGCTTACATTGCAAACCAAAGACAAAAAGATTTACTTGCTTGTCTTGATGGAGTATTCGGTTCAATAAATGCTAATGACAGCAACTCTGCTTTCTTTGGCCTTACTATTGATTCTGAGTCAGGCGATACACCAACTGGTTTATCTCCAAAGCACGTAGCCAAAGCAAGATCAATTCTTGGAGATCAAGGCGACAAGCTTACAGCAGTTTGTATGCATAGCAAGGTTTACTATGATCTCGTAGAGAGAAAAATGGTTGACTATGTTCTTGCATCTGATGGAAACGGCGGTTCTGCAACAGCAAGTGGTGGTACTATTGCCCCTGCATATGCTGGTGGAAACGATACAGTTCCTACATACTGCGGACTAAGAGTTATTGTTTCTGATGATGTTTCTACTACTGGTAGTGGTTCTTCAACAGAGTACAGTACATATTTCTTTACTGCTGGCGCAGTAGCTAGTGGAGAGCAAGCTGGTCTAACAACAGAAACAGACAGAGACATTCTGGCTAAATCTGATGCTATGGCTATTGACCTTCATTACACATATCATCCTGTTGGTTCAAAGTGGGCTGTTACAACAACAAACCCAAACAGAACACAACTTGCAACCGTAGCTAACTGGTCGAAAGTTTACGAGACAAAAAACATTGGTATCGTAAGAGCTACCAACGTATCCACTCAAGACTAAAGGTAATTAAATCATGCCAAGTTTATTCGAGGTTACTGCTGGTAAGTTAACTGGACCAACAAAAGGCGGTACAGTAACACAAGCAACAAACAAATCTACAGGTGTAACTCTTAATACAGAGTCAGGTCAGATCACTATGAACAATGCAGCTTTGGCTGCTGCTGCAGAAGTATCATTCACAGTTACCAATAGTGAAATTGCTGCAACTGATGTTGTAGTAGTTAACCATGGTTCTGGTGGTACTGCTGGCAGTTATCTAGTAGCTGCAAACACTATTGCTGCTGGTTCTTTTGCAATCACAGTTTCTAATGTTTCTGCTGGTTCATTAAGTGAAGCCATTGTTATTAACTTTGTTGCACTTAAGGGTGCTTCAAGCTAATGGGAATGTTCGCTTTTAAGCGTATGAGAGAGCAAGAGGCTGCCAAAGCGGTAGTCTCTGTTCCCTCTAAAAAAAAGAAATCCAAAGTAAAAGAAAATGGCAATCACGATAGACGCAACAGTAGGGGGAGCATCAGCAAACAGTTATATAACTCTGTCTGATGCTAATACAATAGTTGAAGGCTTAATTCTTGATGATGATGTAACAGCTTGGGATAATTCTTCAACAGATAATAAAAACAGAGCATTATATACTGCTGCCGTTAGGGTTGACCGTGAAAGATTTTTAGGTGCAAGGGTAACTAATACACAAGCATTGCAATGGCCTAGACAAGGTGTAAGGAAACCAGACACATATATAAATACATATTCAATAGGTTTTCCATTTCGTATATCAACAGATTATTTTGCAGAGACAGAGATACCAGAACAAGTAAAAAAGGCACAAGTTATTCTTGCTGTTTATTTAAATAACAATCGTGACGGATTAGGATTAAGTGGCCTAGAGGATTACAAAACTGTTAAGCTTGGTAATATAGAAGCAACACCAAATTTTTATGGTGCTGTAGGTGCTGACAGAGTACCACCATTATTCGAACGCTATTTTACAGGCTTAAGAATAAGTGGACCCGGCAACATTGGTATTAAAAGGAGTTAACATGAGCTACTATCCAGCAGCAGTCATTATCAACGACACAAGTGCAGTTACAGGCAGATTTGGTTGTGTTCAAGCTTTAAAAGATTCTGCGATTGCAACATTAGTAGCAGAGAACATAACCGGCGATTTAACAAGTATTGATCTTAAGTCAAACTGTAAGATTGAAGGAGTCATTACAAGTATTACTCTTTCAAGCGGTACAGTTATTGCATACAGATTGTAATGGGAATTGCATCATCATTAAAAAAGGTTGCCAATAAAACCATAATGAAGTTTGGTGGCGATATAATTATTAGACGCACAACAGAAACTTCTTATGACATTACAGATGGAGAAATAATAAAAGATACGACAGATACAACTGTTAAAGGTTTATTGGAAAATGTATCCAATACAGAAGTAAATGATTTGATTTCACAAAGCGATAAAAAGCTAAATGTATCAGCACAAGATTTAACATTTACACCAACGACGAAAGATAAAATTGTTATTAGTTCGATTGTTTATAAAATTATTCAAATTGATACAGATGTGGCTGAGAATACTGATGTTAAATATATTTTTTATTTGAGGGCATAATGGCTAGAGAAATTAGGTTGTCTGGTATTGGCGAACACTTTGAAGATAAAGTAATTCGTACTGTTAAAAAAGCAACTTTGTTATGGGAAGAACGAGTAAAAAAAGCAACACCTGTTGATACTGGTAACCTAAAAGGTTCTTGGCAAAATGATATTAAACCTTTTGTAGGCGAAGTATTTACAGATGTAGAATATGCTGAACCAGTTGCTTATGGTACAAGCCTTCCGCCAAGTTGGGGTGGTAAATATAGAACAAGACCTGAAACAAATACAATAAAAGGCTACCCAGAATTAATTGCCAAACAACTTGAAGGTTTTATTGAAGATGAATTTAGGAGGTAATAATGGCAGCAGTAAATTTAAATACAATTAGAAAGACCATTGAACAACGATTACAAACTGAACTTAACGAAGCACCAATAATACCGATTGTTTTTGACAATATGCCTTTTGAGTCGATTTCTGAAGATACTTTTGTTCAATGTCAAACCAGCTTTGGTTCTGGCAGATATTTAGCTAATGGTGTAAATCTTGTAGTTGGTCTTGTTGTAATAAATATATTTACAGCAGAAGGTTTAGGTTCAGGTGCAAACTTAACGATTGGTAAAAGATTGCGTGACCTTTATAATAAAAAAACAGTCTCAGACGTAATTTTTGATTCACCAATCGGACCAGAAGTTTTATCCTCTAGCCCAGAAGGGAAGTTCCAAACACAATTAAGAATTACATTTGAAATTTATGAGGATCTCTAAATGAAAATAACAGAATCAATGCTTGATGCTATTGAAGCTGTAAAGGGTAAACGTAACCCTGCATATTGGGATAATCGTTGTAGGCGATATATGGAAACACAAGAAAAATTAAAAAAAGATGTGAAAAAACGCAAAAAAGGTTAATATACAATAAATACTTCTTTTTGTTATGGCTATCAAGGGTGATGTTGGGAAAATTATGTTTGAAAATGCTGGCGGCACAGAAGCTGACGTTGGCCAAACAAGATCGTGGTCTCTTTCTATTAGCAAAGATGTACTAGAAACAACTAAACAAGGGGATACATTTAAAACTAATGTTGGTGGTTTAATTTCTGGTGAAGGTTCAGCAGAACTTTTGTATGCACCGGGTGAAACAGGCGCAGGTTACACAACATTTATTGATGATGTTTTAACAACAGGCGATAATGCTGATGCATTATTTGAATTATTCCCTGATAGAGATACTTCAGCAAAAAAAATAAGTTTTGCTGGAATTATTACAAGTGCTGAATATGGAGCAACACTTGGTGAAGTACAAGTTATCAATATTAGCTTTATTACAAGTGGTACCATAACTTCAGCTATATAGTACATTAGGGTAATACAATTGATTTTTTATGCCAGCAAAAAGAACAGTAGACCTTATAACAGAAGCTTATGAAGGTGTAATGCATGAAAGAAGGAAGTTTGAATTAAAAAAACCTGATGGTACACATTTAAAAGATATATATTTTCCACCGCTTACAAGATACGACAGGATGCAAGCACAAGCTGCAACTGGTTCTGATGATGCTTTGGCCGTATCAACAAGGCTGCTTTGCCAACTTGCGCAAAACGAAGATGGCACAAAAGCTTTTGCGTCAGCTGATGCTGAAAACCTAAAAAGATTTCTACCTGAAACTGTCTTAAATGATTTAGAAATATTTATGATGGATATAAAAGTAAATCTTGATTCAGCAAAAAACGACTAAGGCGAGATAACTGGTTAAATTTTGAGTTTTTTCTCGCAACTAAATTAGGTAAGACACTACAAGAATTAAGAAAATTAATTACAGAAGAGGAGTTGGTATTTTGGGCTGCATATTATGAAGTTAAATATGAAAAGGAAAAACAAGAATTAAATCGTCAAAAAGCCAAAACAAGGTAATATATAATAAAGGTATTTTTTTTCTGTGGCGCAATCAACGGTCAGATTAATAGTAGATGCGCAAAATGCAATAAGACCTCTGCAGCAGACAGATCGTATAACAAAGACTCTTGCTAATAATACAAATAAATTAAAAAACAGATTAGACAGATCAAGTCGTTCATTTAGAAACAATGGTAATGCTGCAAGAGGTGCAGCAGGCGGTGTTAAAACATTTACAAGATCAATAGCACCATTGTTAAAGGCATTGGCAGTTGCTGCAACCGCAAGATTTATATTTGTACAAACCGCAGAACTTGAAACACAAAGAAAAAGCTTAGAGGTTCTTACTGGTTCATTAGTAGAAACAAACCAAATAATAAAAGAGTTACAAGATTTTGGTGCTGTTACACCGTTTACAAGTAGTGAACTAATTGAACAAACAAAAAGATTAAAGGCATTTGGTTTTGAAACAGAAACACTTGTTGATACAACAAAAAGGTTAGCTAACGTGGCTGGTGCAACAGGCGCAGATTTAGAAGGTATTGCATTAGCATTTGGACAAATTCGAGCAAAAGGAAAATTACAAAGAGAGGAAGAATTGCAGTTATTAGAAAGAGGAGTTGATATTACTACTGAACTTAAAAAAATTACAGGATTACAGGGTGAGGAGTTTGAATCTGCAATGCGTAAAGGTAAGATTGGGGCTGATCTTGTTAATCAAGCTTTAGTAAATCTTACAAGTGAGGGCGGTGCATTTTTTGGAGGTGCTACTAAGCAAGCAACAACCTTAAATGGTAAATTATCAACTCTTGTAGATTCAGTACAAACATTAGCTAGAACTATTGGTGATATTTTAGGACCAACAATAAAATTTGTTTTAGACCAGACTACAAAAGCAGTACAGGCACTAGATAGAATTTTTAAAAGATTTCAAAATATTGGAAAATTAGGTTTTGGAAATGTTTTAGGTGCAGAAAATAAAGCACGAGAAGATGCATTAAGACTTACCAAAACTAAATTTGGTGATGATGTAAAGCTTGGATTGTTTGGGAATAAAGAAGCAAATAAATTTTTAAAAGAACGTACAGCAGAACTTACAAAACAAAATATTATTACAGAGGAAGCACGACAAAAAGAATTTGTACACAATGAAGAAAAAACAAATGCTTTAATTCAAGAAGCACAAAAAAATGCAGAAATAAATAAACTTTTAGATAATAAAAATGATAAGTTAGATAAGACTATAGATAAAACAAAAGGTATAAAAGATGCTTTTGCAGAAATAGGTGACACTATAGGTACTCAAATATCAGATGCTTTGGTTGGTGCAATTAATGGTACAAAGTCATTAGGTGAAGCAGCAAAAAGTATTGTTAATGATTTGGCAAATTCGTTATTAAGACTTGGTATCAATACACTTTTAAAAAGTACTGGTTTTGGTATATTTTCTAATTTGCCCGGATTTGCTGCTGGTGGTAGACCACCTGTGGGTAAGCCATCAATCGTGGGCGAAAGAGGACCAGAATTGTTTGTTCCTTCTACTGCAGGCACAATAATTCCAAATAGTGAAATGGCTGGCACTACAAATAATATTGTTGTTAATGTAGATGCCTCTGGTTCAAATGTAGAAGGTAATGAAAATGCTGGAAAAGAGTTAGGACGACTTATTGCTGCTGCAGTACAATCTGAATTAATACAACAAAAAAGACCGGGAGGAATATTAGCATAATGGCAACTTTTCCAGACATAAAACCTTCTTACGGTACATCAAAAAAAAATAAACCTAATACAAGAACAGTTAAGTTTGCAGATGGTTACGAACATAGAATTTTTTTAGGACTTGATGCACACCAAAATCCAAAAGAATTTAGTTTCACTTGGAATGTATCAGAGACAGATGCAGATACTATTGAAACATTTTTAGATGCAAGAGCTTTAGACAGAGAATCATTTACATACACACCAACTGGTGAATCTTCATCAATGCAATTTGTATGTGAAAGTTGGAATAAAACGATTCCATATAATAACCGTGCAACAATAACAGCTACCTTTAGAGAAGTATTTGAACCAACATCATAATGTCAGTAAACTCAGCAGTATTTAGTAATTTACAATCTATAAATCCCTCTGCGATTATTGAATTATTTACACTTCAACTATCAAGTGCATTACATGGTGCCACAACAATATATAGATTCCATGCTGGAAGTAATTTAAATGCTAATGGAAAAATTGTATGGGCTGGCAATGAATACTTAAGGTTTCCAATACAAGCAGATGGTTTTGCATACCAGAAAGGGCAGATACCAAGACCTATGATAAGAATTAGCAATGCAACTGGATTAATGTCAGCAATACTTTTATCTGTTAATGAAACTACAACTGGTAATGATCTTACTGGCGCCACAGTTACAAGAATAAGAACACTTGCCAAGTTTTTAGATGCAGTTAATTTTGCAGATGGCACTAATGCAACTGCGGATTCAAATGTAGAGTTTCCGCAAGAAATATATGCCATTGATAGAAAAGCAAGTGAAAATAGAGAATTAGTTGAGTTTGAATTAGCTGCGCCAACAGATTTGGCTGGTGTTCATATACCAAAAAGACAATGTACACGAAGTATTTTTCCTTCTATTGGAACATTTAATTAAGTGGAAAAAAGATGCTTTGTTGCATGCAAAGAATCAAGAACCAAAAGAGTCTGTTGGTTTATTAATAAATAAAAAGGGTAAAAAAATATATATTGCTTGTAAAAATGAATCAACTGATTTTGATTCTTTTATACTAAATCCTAAAGAATATTTGTATGCTGAAAAATTAGGAGAAATAATTGCTGTTGTTCATAGCCACCCAAAAACACCACCTATTGCAAGTCAAGCAGATAAAGTAAGTTGCGAACAAAGTAATTTGCCATGGTATATTGTTAATCCAAAAACAGAGCAATGGGGTTATATTGAGCCATGTGGTTATAAAGCACCAATTCTTGGTAGGGAATATGTGTGGGGTATAACAGATTGCTGGTCATTAGTTGTAGATTGGTATAAAGAAGAAAAAAATATTTGTTTAAAAGATTGGAAACGACCAACACCAGAAGAATTTGCAAACAATCCTATGTTTGAAAGATGTGCAACGCAAACAGGTTTTAGAGAATTAAAAACAGATGAAAAGCTTAAAAATGGTGATTTATTATTTATGTCAATTCTTGGTAATGGGTTAAACCATGTGGCGATTTTTATAGATGGTGATGTTCTGCATCATTTATCAGATAGACTAAGCTGTAAGGAACCTTATAATGAATGGTTGTTAAAATGTACTGGAAAGAGGTTGCGCTATGTTAAGTAAAATAAAATTGCATGGAAAATTAGCAAAATTTATTGGCCATAAAGAATTTGATGTCAAAGTAAATAGTGTTGCACAGGCTGTAAGTTTTTTAATACATAATTTCCCTGAAGCAGAAACATATATGAATCCACAATATTACATGGTACAAGTTGGCAATGATTTTATAGATAAAGAGGAAATACATTATCCAGTAGGAAAACAAGAAATAAATTTTATACCTGTTATCGCTGGTAGAGGTAATGTAGGAAAGATTATATTAGGAGGTGCTTTAATTGCTATGAGTTTTGGTGTTGGTGGTTTATTTGCAACACCACTGTCATTTAGTGCTGGTGGTTTTGCTGCTGCTGGTTTAGGTGCAAAGGCAGCTTTTGGTATTGGTGCTGGTTTATTACTTAGTGGAGTAAGTGGTATGTTATTTCCTATACCAGACCAACAACAATTTTCTTCTGAAGAGGACCCAAGGATTTCATTTAGTTTTGGTGGTGTTCAAAATACTTCAAGAGCAGGCACACCAGTTCCTATTGTTTATGGTGAAATAATAACTGGTTCTGTTGTTATATCTGCTGCAGTAGATACAAACCAAGTAGAGGCATAATGAAATACATAAAAGGTTCTGGTGGTGGCGGTGGTGGCGGTAGCTCATCAAGAAAACCAATACGTGACCCTGATAATTTAAACAGCAGACAGTTTGCCACAATACAAGATTTATTGTCTGAAGGAGAAATAGAAGGATTTGCAAGTGCTTCAAAAGCAGGTCTTACAAAAGGAACGACTGCATATGCAAATGCAAGTTTAAAAGATGTTTTTCTCGATGATACCCCAATTTTAAATGCAACAGCAGATAATAGCAGTCCAGCAGATACTGATTTTAACTTTCAAGACGTAACATTTACATCAAAATTTGGTACAGCAGACCAGACTGCTATGTCTGGTATACCAGCAGAAAGCAGATCGCCAACTGCTGTCAATGTTACAGTTACAACTTCTGCGCCAGTTACAAGACAAGTTACTAATACAGATGTTGATGCTGTCATAATTACATTAACTTGGCCACAGATACAAATTTTTGAAGATGATGGTGATATTCATGGCGATACCATAGATTACAAAATCCAAGTCCAATATAATGGTGGTGGCTATAACGATATTATTTCTACAAACGTAAGTGGTAGAACAGCAGATGCTTTTTCAAAAGATCATAGAATAAATATTACTGGTTCTTTTCCTGTTGATTTTAGGGTTGTACGAGTTACAGCTGATAGTTCAGATGCACAAAGGGTAAATGCTTTTCAATTTACAAGCATACAAGAGGTAATAGATAACAACTCAACATATGCCAATAGTGCTTATGTTGCACTTCGTTTGGATAGTAAACAATTTAACAGTATTCCTAGAAGGCGATATAGGTTAAGAGGTATAAAAGTCCGCATACCGGGCGCTGGTGCAAATAGTTCAGGCACGCCAACTGTTGATCTGCAAACAGGTCGTATTCAATATCCAACTGGATATGTTTTTAACGGTGTTATGGGTGCTGCTGTTTATACGAACTGCCCTGCAATGTGTTTATTAGATTTACTTACAAACACAAGATATGGATTAGGCGATCATATTACAGACAGTAATTTAGATTTATTTAGTTTTGTAGCTGCTAGCAAATTTGCTAATGAATTAGTTGATGATGGCACTGGCTCTGGAACACAGGAGGCTCGATTTAGTTGCAATGTAAATATACAAAGTCCAAAAGAAGCATTTGCAGCAATAAATGATTTAGCTGGTGTAATGAGATGTATGCCAATATGGTCTGCTGGTTCAATTACTATAAATCAAGATAAACCTACAACATCTAGTTATTTGTTTAACCTAGCAAATGTAGGTGAAGGTGGTTTTGCTTATCAAGGTAGCAGTTTAAAACAAAGACACTCTGTTATTTCTGTAAGTTATTTTAATATGGATTCTTCAGAAGTTGATTTTGAAGTCATTGAAGATGCAACAGCAATAAGTAAATTAGGTACTGTTGTAAAACAAGTTAAAGCATTTGCGTGTACCTCTAGAAATCAGGCTGCAAGATTAGGTCGTGCAATACTTTTTGCTGAACAAAATGAATCTGAAATAATAAACTTTACAACATCAATAGATGCAGGGATAGTTGTTAGACCGGGGTCTGTTATAGAGGTAAATGACCCTGTTAGAGCAGGTGCAAGAAGAGGTGGTCGTGTGGTATCTGCAACCACCACTACAGTTACTATTGATGGTTTGTCTGAAACTACTTTGCCAGCCTTAAATGATAATCCAACTTTAAGTGTTATTTTATCTGATGGAACAGTAGAGGAAAAATCAATTTCTGATATTACAGGTGCAGTTTTAACTGTTAGTTCTGCTTTTTCATCTGCACCAAACACAAATTCACCTTTTTTAATTTCAAGTACAACTTTACAAACTCAACTTTTTAGAGTTATTACAGTTGAAGAGCAAGATGACATAAACTATTTAATAACAGCTTTGACATATGTAGAAGGTAAATATGCTTTCATTGAAGATGGTACAGCATTACCAACTAGAACAGTATCACTGTTAAACGCACCACTAGACCCACCAAGTAACCTTACTGTATCTGAACAAACAGTTGTTATAAATAATATGGCTAGAAGCAAGTTAATTGTTGATTGGCAGCCAGTTTCTGGTGCTTCACAATATCAAGTTAACTATAAATTTGAAGATGGTAACTTTGTTTCGCAAATTGTAACTGCCTCTGATTTTGAATTAATTGATACACCTGTTGGTAAATATACATTTGAGGTATTTAGTTTTAATGCTGCATTAGTAATATCTCCAAATAAAACAACTAAAATTTTTGAATCTGTTGGAAAAACAGCAATACCCGAAAATGTCTCAGGTTTAACTATAGAACCAATAAATGAACAATTTGTAAGATTAAGATTTACGCAAGCAACTGCCCTTGATGTTTTACATGGTGGAAGAGTTTATGTCCGACATACAAATCAAACAGGTGGTTCTGCTACATTTCAAGCTGCACAAGATATTGTTGAAGCTGTTGCTGGTAATGCAACAGATGTAATTGCACCAGCATTGGCTGGTACATATCTTTTAAAGTTTCAAGATGATGGTGGTAGGTTTAGTGCTACAGCAGCAAGTGTAAGCATATCAACAGTAGAAATATTAGATTCAATTACTATCAAAACAGACAGAGAAGATACTGACGGTACGCCATATAATGGCACAAAATCGAATCTTACATTTGATTCATCATTAGGTGGTTTAAAACTTACTGACCCAACAGCAAATACAAGTGGTACATATGATTTTGTTGAAACTTTAGATTTAGGTTCAACATTTTCTTTACAGCTTAAAAGACATTTTCAAGGTGTTGGTTTTTATACAGGAGATCAGTTTGATAATAGAACACAAAATATTGATACATGGCAAGATTTTGACGGAAGTATTGCAAATGAAGTAAATGCAAAAATAGCTGTTCGCACATCTACTGATATGAGCTCATATGGTGATTTTAACGATTTTGCAAATGGTACTTTTAAAGGTAGAGGTTTTCAATTTAGGATTTCAATAGATACTACCGATACAGCACAAAATCTAAATTTACAACAAGCTGGTTATAGTGCAATTATGCCTTCCAGAACAGAGCAGTCATCAGTCATAGCATCAGGTGCAGGGGCTAAGGCGGTGACATTTGCAGCACCATTTTTCGTTGGTACTTCTGCTCTTGGCAATCTTAATAGTTTTTTACCTTCTGTTAATATTTCTCCACAAAATATGGCAACAGGAGATTATTTTGAATTAAGTAGTATTTCTGGAACTGGCTTTACAGTGCACTTTAAAAACTCAAGCAATGCTAGTATTGATAGGAACTTTACCTACAGTGCTGTTGGTTTCGGCAAAGGAGGGTAACATGGAGGGAAATAGTATTTAATTGTGGCTGACGTAACAAACTACACCATTGAAAATGCTTCAGGAGCGAATGTAAGAACTGACCTTAATAATGTTTTTGCTGCAATACAATCAAGCAATTCAAAATCATCTGATTTAGCTTCAAGTCAATGTGTTGCTGGTATGCCATTCTTAAATACCACAACAAATATTTTAAAAATAAGAAACTCAAGCAATGGTGGATTTACTGAAATAGGAAATATTGACCAAGCTAATTTAGGGTTATTATCTAAAGCTGGCGGTACTATGACAGGGCAGCTTTTAATTGATGATTCTAATAGTGCTGCTGCGCCAGCATTAAGTTTTGATACAGATACAGATTTAGGTTTATTTAGAAAGTCAGCAAATATTATGGGATTTGCTTCAGCTGGTACAGAGCAAATGCTATTTGATGCAAATGGTATTACTTTACAAGGTCAAAATGATCTTAGGTTTGCTGACAATGATAGTAGTCATTATGTAGGCTTTCAAGCACCAGCAACAGTTTCTACTAGCCTTACTTGGACATTACCAGCCACTGATGCAGCGGTATCTGGTTATGCTCTCGTGTCAAATGCTTCTGGAGTTTTAAGTTGGGCTGCTGCTGGTGGCGGAGCAGTTGGTGGTGGCTCAGATGAAATATTTTGGGAAAATGATAGAACTATTACTCAAGATTACACAATAACAAATGGTAAAAATGCTGGCAGCTTTGGTCCAATTACTATACAATCAGGTGTAACAGTTACGGTTGGTGCTGATGAAACTTGGACAGTTGTATAAATTATGAGCCAACTTAAAGTCAACAGTATTATCCCAACTGGTGGACTCTCATCGGGTGCAAGTGGTGGAATAATACAAGTAAAACAGACAGTTAAGACAGATACTTTCTCTGAAGTTGTAGCCAATGGAAATTCATCTTCTGTTTGTATTAGTCTAGATTTTGCAGCCTCTTCTTCAAGCAATAAATTACTTATAATCGCATCTTTATATTGTGATACAAGTGACCAACCCACAAATAATGGTATTCAACTTACAGATGATGGAAGCATAATCACTGGTGCAAGAGGTGATGCTTCAGGAAGTCAAGGAAGAGTCTCTGGTGCTTGGGGTCAAGTAGATACAAATGAGTTTGTATTTCATGCGTATTGTGAGTTTTTACATACAGTTAGTAATACAAGCAGTCATACTTATGGAGTAAAAATGTATCAAGGTTCCTCTCATAGTAACCAAACATTATTTTTAAACATGGGTTCAACTTCAAGTACAACAACAAGACTTAGACCAATGTCAACACTTACAGTAATGGAGGTATCAGTATGAGTTTAGATCATTTCGCTATACGCAAGGCTTATCCAAACGTAACGCTTATTGATGATACTGGTTCAATTATTCAAGACGCATCTGGTAATACAGTTGTAGTTGAGCAATCAAAAATTGATGAGGCAAGAGCAGCTATAGATGCTGAATATGCCGCCACACAATACAAAAGAGATAGAACAACCTTTACTGACAATTCTACAATTTATGCTTCTATTGGAGATCAACTTGATATGTTGTATCACGATTTAGTTGCTGGTAAACTAGATACAACTGGAACGTGGGCGACCCACATAAAAGCAGTTAAAGACGCAAATCCAAAACCATGAGTACACTAGCAGTTGGCACAATTAAAAGCGTTTCTTCCGCAGCCCCAGTATTTCAAAATACCAGTGGGACAGAAATAGGACAGTTAGCTTTTGCTTGGGGAAATATAGAACCAAGTGGCAGTTCATCTATTGCCAATGATTTTAATATTAGTAGTGTAACTGAAGTCAACCAAAATACTTATGATTTAAGTTTCACAAATGCCTCTTCAAATGCAAATTACGCTACTGCTATTGATGTACAAACAGAAACAAATCATTTCACACAAAGTCATACCACATCAGGATTTCGATTTAGAACAGGTGGTAATTTAAGTTCTGCAAATTTTAGTTTTATTGTTTTTGGTTCTTAATTATGTCAACACTTAAAGTTAATACAATTCAAAATACAAGCGGTGGTTCTAGTTCAACTCCAGAACAGATTGAACAGGGAAGATGTAAAGTATGGTTGAATATGAATGGAGAACCATCTGAATCTATTAGAGATTCTTTTAATGTTTCTAGTTTTACTGATAATGGAACAGGTGACTTTGTTGTTAATTTTGCAACTGCAATGGCAAATGCAAATTATGTAGTAGGTGTTCTTACAAGTAGAAATAATGGTAATACTGGAGATATTTGTAATTGGGGAGGTGTTAGTGGAAAAACAGTTAATGGATTTGATTTAGGTGTATATCAAACAAACTCAAACTTTTCTTCTTCATCACACAGAGGTAATTTGCAAGAAATTGTAGATGTTATGGTGTTTGGTGATTAAGATATAATAAAAAGAAAAACTTATGGCAAATTCTGATTCACGATTTATTTATACAAATGATGATGGTTCCATCAGCATTGTTTGTCCTTCAGATAATTGTGGTTTAACTTTAGAGCAAATAAAAGCTAAAGATTGTCCTAGTGGTAAGACAGTTTATACTGTTAATAAATCTGCAATTCCTACCGACAGGAGTTTCAGAGATGCTTGGACTTACACGGAGTAAAACATGGGATTTGGAGTTGACATGGCGAAAGCCAGAGAAATTCACAAAAATAATATAAGAAATGCAAGAGTACCAAAACTTGCAGAGCTTGATATTGAATTTCAAAAAGCATTAGAAACAGGTGCTTCTACTACAGATATTGTTGCTAAAAAACAAGCACTTAGAGATGCGCCAGCTGACTCTGGTATTGCTGCTGCTAGTGATGCTGATGCACTAAAAGCACAATGGAAAACAGATATTTTAGGAACATCTCCTTATAGCTAATGGCAATTATTCCCGGCACAAAAGATTTTACTGTTGTGCGCAGATCAGATTTTGGTTTGCGTCTTACAATTAAAGATAGTACAAGTTCTGCTGTAAATCTTACTGGATATACTGTTGCTGGTGAAGTTTACAACAAAGATAGGTCAACAAAATATGCTGATTGGACAGTTGCATATACTGATAGAGCAAATGGCATAGTTGATGTAAGTTTGACTGACGATCAAACAACAACCTTTACACCTAATTTACTTTTTTACGATTTTAAGTTTACACAACCTAATGGTGAAGAAAATGTTTATATTAGGGGTACATTATTTATGTTGGTAGGTTACACAGCATGAGCAGTCCTAATTCTGTAACAGTTTCACAAGTTTCAGATGTAACTACAGTTGAAGTAACAACAGCCGGACCCCAAGGACCTAGTTTTGCTACATCTGGTACAACTTTAAACGATTCAAACAAAGTTGATGGTTCAGTGCTGTATTATGACGATTCTAGTGGTACATTTAAGGCAGATACCACAACTACCAAACTTACACTTGTTAATGGAGGCAACTTTTAGTCATGTCCAATACTATTAGAATTAAAAAAAGAGCAGCTTCAGGTAGTGCTGGTGCGCCATCAAGTTTATCTCCATCAGAGTTAGCATTTAATGAAGCAGATTTAAAATTATATTATGGTTTTGGTGATAACGGTTCTACACCGCCATCTGCAAGTTCAATCATCACTGTAGGTGGTGCTGGTGCATTTTTTAACAAGACAGATACAAGAACTGCAAATACAGTTTTAGTAGGTCCAGCATCTGGTAGTGCTGCTGCCCCAACATTTCGTGCTTTAGTTGCTGCTGACTTATTAAAACTAAATGAATTTACTGCACCTGATGGTGCTATTAGTGCAAATAGTCAAAAAATAACAAACTTAGCTACACCGACTGCCGATGGTGATGCTGCAAGTAAATCGTATGTTGACGGTGTTTCTCAAGGTTTAGATGTTAAAGATAGTTGTGTTGCTGCTACAACAGGGAACATAACAATATCAACCGCACTTAATAATGGCGATACCTTAGATGGTGTTTCTCTTTCTACAAATGATCGTGTACTTGTAAAAGACCAATCAACAGCTTCAGAGAATGGTATATATATTGTTGGTTCTTCCCCTGCAAGAGCAGATGATTTGGCTGCTGGTGCAGATGCTGCTGGAATGTTTACATTCGTTGAGCAAGGAACTGTTAACGCTGATAATGGGTTTGTTTGCACAAGCAATAAAGGCTCTGCTGTCGTTGGTACAAATAATTTAGCCTTTGCACAATTCTCTGGTGCTGGACAAATTACTGCAGGTGATGGTTTAGATAAATCAGCAAACACTTTATCTGTTGATTTGAAATCTAATGGTGGTTTAGTTATTGAATCAACTGAAATAGCTGTTGACCTTTCTGCTAGTTCGATTACTGGAACACTAGCTGTTTCTGATGGCGGTACAGGTAGCACAAGTGCGTCCGCTGCAAGGACAGCATTAGGTTTAGCTATAGGTTCAAATGTTCAAGCTTATGACGCTGATCTTGATAATTTATCTGGCTGTCAATCAGGTGCTTCCGCTGCGTTGGCTGCTTTGACTTCAACTGAAGTAGCAATCTTAGATGGTGCAACTGTCACAACTGCTGAATTAAATATTATGGACGGTAATACTTCTGCAACATCTACAACTCTTGCTACGGCAGATCGTATGGTTATGAATGATAATGGAACCATGAAGCAAGTAGCGTTAAGCGATTTGGTCACTTTTCTTGAGGACGGAGCAACTTCTGGTTTTGATATTAATGGGGGCACCTATTAGAAATTAATTTTTAAGGAGGTGATCTTATGGCAGTTACAATTAAGCTTAAAAATGCAAGTGGCAGCGACCCAAGTGCAAGTGATCTAGTCGTTGGCGAAGTTGCAATAAGAACAGATAACGGTAAATTATTTACAAAAAAAGATGATAATTCTGTTGCTGAAATATCAGGTGGTGGTGGTATAGATGATGGGGATAAAGGTGATATAACTGTCAGTAATAGCGGCGCAACTTTTACTATTGATAATGATGTTGTTACATATGCAAAAATTCAAAACGTATCAGCAACAAACAGAATTTTAGGTAGAGATTCTAGTGGTGCTGGTGATATAGAAGAAATTACACCAGCAAATGTTCGCACTATGCTTGGACTAGCATCTTCAGCTACCACAGACACAACAAACGCTTCAAATATATCCTCTGGAACATTGGCTGCTGCAAGAGTTGCAACACTAAACCAAGATACAACTGGTTCTGCTGCGACTTTGACAACAGCTAGAAATATTGGTGGTGTAAGTTTTGATGGCTCTGCAAATATAAATTTGCCGGGTGTAAATACATCAGGCAACCAAGACACCTCTGGTAATGCAGCTACAGCTACAAAACTTGCTACAGCAAGGACTATTGCAGGAGTTAGCTTTGATGGGTCAGCAAACATATCTCTTAACAACAACGCTATTACAAATGGTGCTGGCTATATAACTGCAACTCTAACTAATGAGCAAGTCCAAGATATTGTCGGAGGTATGCTTACTGGCAATACTGAAACAGGCATAACAGTAACGTACCAAGATGGCGATGGCACTATAGATTTTGTTGTTGGCACGTTGAATCAAGACACTACAGGAAATGCTGCCACTGCAACAGCCCTTGAAACTGCACGAACCATAGCTGGTGTTTCATTTGATGGAACCGCTAATATATCTCTTAATAACAATGCAATAACAAATGGTGCTGGATATTTAACTTCAGTTGGAACATCAAATATAGCTGATGATGCGGTTACTTTTGCAAAATTAGAAAATATTGCAGAAAACCATATTGTAGGTAGAGTTTCATCAGGAACAGGCATTGCACAAGAGTTAAATGCAAGTGAAGTAAGAACACTTTTAAATGTAGAAAACGGAGCTACCGCAGGCGGTGGTGCTACAGGTGGTGGTTCTGATGAAGTATTTTATGAGAATGACCAAACTGTGACTACGAACTATACTATTACTAACGGCAAAAATGCCATGGCCGCTGGTCCTATCACTATTAACAGTGGTGTTACTGTTACTGTAGGGTCAGGAGAAACTCTTACTATTGTTTAATTATGAAAGCAGAAACTGAAAAACAAATTCTTGAATGGAAAGAGGAACTTGCAAAACAAGTAAAAACAAGAGACCACGCAAAAAAAGTTTTTGAAGAGGCAATTAATAATATTAACGCTTTACAGGGCGGTATTCAGTTTGGGGAGTTGTTGTTGAGAAACTACGAGTCATCAAACCAGCCAACAGGTATAGTGGAGCTAAACCAACAATCAAAAAAAGCACCATCAAAGAAATAGGTGCCAAAGCTTTTAGTAATGCTTCTTTTATCATGTTTAACAAAATTTGTCAGATAGCCTCATTATTGTCTCTTTTACTTTCAGGGTCAATGGCTGCCTTTGGTTTCGTAGCAATACGATATATGGGAAGTCCAGAGTTTGAAAGAGATTTAAAAAACAAACTTATGGGTGATTTACAAGAAAAAATTATGGAAGAAATACCATTACGTATGCCTAAAGAAACTTTCCCTGCAATGCCTCTTTAATGAGTATTTCAGATTTAAATATTCCTGATATACAAATACAACCAATATACGATTTTACAAAGCCAGTAGAAATAACACCTTTAACAATAAATGTTCCGGGCTGTACATACCAACACAGAGATATAAAAAACACTGGTAATAGAAACTTATTACTTGATGACCCTAATGGTGTTTTTACAGTATGTGATGCACCATTTCCAAGTTTTAATCCAATGAATTATCAGCCCAATAATTTAATTATGTCTGAAGATACGCCAATAATATCTAGTCCACCTGAAATACCTGAAACAAAACCTCCTGTTACACAAAACCCTGTAGAGAAAGAAGAGGTGTTTTTTATTAAATGCCCTGACCCAGAGAAAGATCAACGCATTGGTGACTTTCGTAACGATAAAAGACTAGAGCGTGTTGTCGGGCATAAATTAAACGAAGATGGAAGCAAATGCATTACTTTGTATGAGGACACCAGCTTTACCGAGCAGTACATACCTAATGTCCCTGCTATTACTAATGCTGCTGCTATTGCTGTGGTTGCCGCTTCTACTCCGATTCTTATTAATATTGTAAAACCTCTTGTAAAACAGATATTTACAAAATTGACTAAGAAAAAAGATAAGGTAAAATAAATATCCGTAGATGAGTGTAATACCCGTTGCTCGTCTACTCTTTAATTTTATGCTTGTGCGGTAATACTTGGTTTGGCGGTACTGTAATAACAATATCTTGGCAAGTTACTGCACTAGGACTACCAGCAACAAAGCTTACCCCAAGTTTTGCTTGCTTGGCACATTGCTCTAACCTAAATAAACTAATTTCATATTGTGTTTTCTTAATAAGAAGTTTTTGTGCTTCTATATTTACCTTTGCTGCTTCTTTACATAAATCGCCACCATTTCCTAGCGGTATATTAAATTGCATACTGATTCCATAATTTAAGTTGTAGTTATCTTTTTCAAAGCGTGGTGTCTCTTGGTAATATTTAATCTCGCCTGTATCTTCATCATAAATTGCTTGTCTGGTTACAGTTTCTATTGGCCTATTAAATGACCAAGCATCTGTAAGATAGGGTGTAATAGTTAGACTAGGAGATGTACAAACAATACCTTGGCTATATCGGTTCTGTGGAAGGCTTGAGGGCGTTATCATAGTCGCGTTGTTGTTAACTACCCCTGTACTTTGACTTTGTGGGCTACTTACCGTTGTATTGGCATATAAAGGCTTTACAGGTAAAAGTAATAATATTATTGACCAAAGGTACTTGTAGTTTCTGAGGTTGTAGAAGTTGTTATTGTTCTTGTTATATTTGTAACTGTGTCTAGGCCGGGGGTAATTAGGGTCTCCTGTATCGAAAATGCTGCCCCGTCTGTTGCTATTTTCCAACGAGGTACCGCTTCGAGGTTTGGACTTGTCCAACTAAAATTTACCCCTCCAACTGTTTGGGTGCTTTGAGTCGTAGCAGTAGGGTTGATATATCCTGTTTCAGCTTCGATATTATGTCCACT